TTAATGATGGCGAAGTATTTTTTCTTATGAATGTCAAATTTGCAGAATTATCAGTAACTCCAAAATTCTTATTCAATAATATTCTAGTATCAGAAATTATTTTTACTACGTACAAATCTGGAGGAATTCCGGTAACGCCTGTAACATAATCTCCTAAAGCAATTGTACCTGTCTTTGAGGAAATTACAATCTCATCTGATAAAGAATCCGTGGATGCAACTGCAGTAATAGTGACATCTGCAGCAGTTGTTCCAGTTATTGTTGTTGCTTTCTTTGCAAATGCATCTGCGTGGGTATCATAAAAATATAAAGTATCATTTGGCAAGAATTCATTTGTACTATCATTTGGTGTAACAATATTAATAATTAATGTTTGAGGGTCTCCTAAATTAGGATTATCCGCATCATATACAAAATTAACTTTACCTATTAAAGTACTAGATCCACTAGTAACATACTTATTTAAATATGTTGCAGACTCTACAAGAATTGCGCTAGGTTGCAATTTAACAGATTTTACGTTTTGATTAATTGTAACAGATACTGGATTATCTTTTAATGCTCGGCTACCATCAACAAAAATGTGATTTGCGAATTTTTTTATCTGATCTTGTAGGATAGATTGTAATTGAGTAAGTTCTCTTGCCTGAACTGGTGTGCCTGGTTTAAACAGTATTCTGTAAAAATTCTTTGTACTATCAAAATCATCATAGTACGGTGCGGCTTGTAAATTTATATCCATTTTTTATCCTACAATTAGAACTCTATAACTATGTGAATATTTTCTGCTTGGTCAGAACTTCTTGTTATTTTCTTACGATTTTCAACGTATAATACTTTGCCTGTATTTTCTTTTACTTCGGGCAAAATTATAGAAGATACAATACCAGTTGCCAAAGATGTATTGCCTGTTATGGTCTCACCTAATAAAAATCCGGCATTTTGATTTAATTTATAATCAATAGGAACAATATATTTTATTATTGTATTGCCTGTTATTACATTTGCATTTGCAGATATAATAAACCCTTTAGTATTAGTTATTGATGAATTTGAACCTGTTATTATTTCATCTAATACAAATGTTCCGGTAACACTTGTTAATTTTAACGTATATGTTGCATCCATGGTTAATTCTGTCGCAACCGAATTAGTTGTATTTGAAACTGGATTTTTTATTACTGCAATTCTTCTGTAATCATTGACAATTGGAAAATCTCCTCCGCCTTCTGCATAATCTAACCTTGTATTTATCATTACATAATAACCGCCCAATTCTTCTTTATTATCATATCCGTGGCCACGCAATGGACTTATAATCGGTCTAGTAACTGCATTCGGCGCATATGTACTATCAATAATAACATTTGCATATGTATATCCACTGCCAGAATCTAATAATTCAACTGATGTTACGCCGCCGCCTGAATAATTTATATTTCCCAAGGCTGCCCCTGTTCCATTCCCTTTTAACGATCCCGATATACTCGATGTATTTAATGAAACATTTGAATATACTGTTCCTGGATTGTCGACCACAATACTATCAATTGTTCCAGGAATAGCAGTTGCGGTCACATCGGCATTATTATTGACCGCCATAAAATCGTTTGTTAAAAATTTTAATAAATCTGTATCAGTTAAAGAATACAAATATTTCCAACGATACCCGTCTGCAGTTGTAACTATTGAAGTTGATTTGCCACTAGGTTTATCTGTTGATGTGGCTCCATTATTATTTGAAATACATTTATATACGTTATATTCTGGCAATGTTAATACATAAAAATTAGAATTAAATAAATTATTATTTGCATTATCATATTGAGAATAAACTACTCCCGGAGACCAATCATATCTTTTGACAACTTGTTTTACATCTGCAGATACTATTCGTTTTAATGCAATATTTTCTGAAGAATAAACAACATCTTGATATTGTGTATTTGTAGGAGTTGGCGGAGAATTTTCATTTACCCATCTTTGAGGCCTACCTACAGAAAGATATAACGTATCGCTGCCAGAAGTGCTATCTACAAAGGTTGCCGCATTATATAGTTTAAAATTGTTTGTAATAATTTGAGACATTAGTTTTTATTCCATCTAATTTATTATTTATTACAGATATCCAAGTATAGAATATATTGCATCTGTAGTTACTGATAAATTAGTAACTCTGCTATTTGTATATGTTGTCATATCAGCGTAAAATGGGTATAGATTACTATCAGTAGTCAAACTAAAATAATCCCAAATTTCCGCATTTCCAGAAGTTTCTAGATTGCCTGATATATTATTATTAATTAATATCTCGCCAAAAACTTCTGTTCCTGCAGGATGAACTGTGGCGGATGCAATATTTTTCCAATTATCAACAGTAACGTCGCTTTGCACAACATAAGAATATGGTTGATAATATATTTTATTTTTATCTGGACTATTTGGAGAAGGTCCTTGAATATAATTTAGTTCAGACAGTTTGCCTCTATTTGTAGACCAATATCCCGAAGATTCTTTAACAATTCCTAATTTTGGAGATATAACTGCTTTTTCTGTATATTTTAATATTGCAGATAAACTTGTATTATTTGATCCTGGAGATATTGCAAATCTAAATCTTTTATCGTCAAGAACTGTTGAAATTGAAATTGTGTTTTCGCAATTATTTAAATAACTAGAAGTATTTCCATATCCAATAATATTTGCAAATTTTCCTTTTATCAATCCATGAGAATTATCCGAAGTGAAAGTACCAATATTTTGAGAAATTGTAATATTACCAGTAATATATGTTGCAGGATAATCTATTTCAGAACTTATAACACTGCCAACATTATATGTAACTAACGGAGTATTAATATAAATTGAAGGTTCTACAATTGTTATATTTTTAATCTTGCCAGTACTAGTTAATTCGGTAATTTTTGCGTAAACGCCCGATATAATTATATTACTATTTGCATTGTATCCTAACGCACCTTCTATAACATCTATATTAGTTAATATAGGAATAGAAGTAACTTGTATTGTAGAATATACGTTTGGCGCAGTAATTAATTTTCTAGAAACAATATTTTCTTTAACAAAAGTACCTTTAATTTTTGACAAATATAATTCATAGATATCGGTATTTTTTATTCTTAATTTTAATACGTTTTCTACAACCGCAGTTGCTCCGGATGTTTGTCCTACAATTTTTGTATTAATTAAATCAAAAGGATTTCCTGTAGAACTAGCAATTACTCTAATAGTATAATCTTTAATCCAAATACCATCGGATGCTTTCAATATAACATCTTTAGGGTATTTAAATGTAGCTCCTGTATTAAATAATACTCTGAATAATAATTTATATGCTTCTTCTGTACCTTTTGTTTTATAGATATCTTTAAAATGTTTGACAAAAGTTCTTTTATCTGCGACAATATTTCTTGGCAAATCATTACCATAATTTACAAAAAAGTTTTCAATTAATGAATCAATAGTATAATCAATATCTGCATATAATCTTGAATTTTGTAATAATTCTTGAGGATGCTGATCTTGTTCTAAAAATTTGTAATATGCTTCTAAAAATTTTACAAAATTCGAAGTAGTATCTGTTCTTACAAATTTTGCAGAAACATTACTCAATGTTACATTGATATTATCACTAACTTCTACAGAAGAAGAAGATAATATTTTAGTTACGAAAACTGTATTTGTAATTGCAGGATATATTAACTTATCCCCTGCAACAATATCTAAAGTAGATCGAACATTTACAATCTTAGGATGTTTTATAGAATCTACAGATATTACTTGTCTATTCTCAGAAACTGATTCTCCTACCCGAATAAACTCAGGTATTTGTGCTGCAAATATCGAGGATAACTTTTCTTTTATTCTACTCATACTGCAATTACATTAACTGTAAGTCCCGGTACTCTATTTCCATTACTATTTAATGTACTATCATCTAATAATAAAATTTGATTTCTACTAACATTGATATCAAGATATGAATCTTGTACTTCTGCATTTATTCTTATGTCTATAAGATCGGAAACATACCCAGTATATTGTAAATTGTAAATTGATACTACGCCCGTACCATAATCAATACTACCATAGTTATCATTTAAAACTACGCCAGTATCTGCATCCATTAGTTTAATTGTCCCTTTTCCTAAATTATTAGGAAACGTATCATCCGGAAAATCATTTAATGTTGCATTTTTAGAAATTCCTTGATACGAAACTATAAAATTTGTACTAGTTAATGTTCCGGGTTTTAATCCATTTTTAAAAGTTATAACATTGTCACTTATATAGTTGTTATTAGAATTTGCGACAGGTTCAATTCTTCTTTGCAATTTAACTGTCATTAAATTTCCGATAATATTATCATCTATACTGTCAATATTTTTTGATAATTTTGAGAATACAAAATCTTTATCAAATTGTTGTAAATTATTATAGAAATAATTATTAACTTCTGTTATAACGAAATTATTAATTTCTGTAGCAGATAAAGTACTTTTTGCAGAATCATATTTAACATTAATTGATAAATTTACATAAAAATATTCAGGATCAATAAATTCCGGGGCAATCCCTAATACTTGTTTACTTTGTAATATTACTTTTGAAATATTATTTCTTGTATCTTGATTTACCACATATCCATCATATGGTTTTAATGAGATAATAACTTTTCCATATTTTGGAGGATCATTATTTTCGCCACCCCATACTGCAATAGATTCTACTAAAGGAAAATCTTTTTCTATTAATGCTTTATAATCTGCATCGGTAACTGCTCTATTTTGCGATGCTGAAAATTTTGGAGCCCTAAATTTTATACTCTCAATACTTTCTTTTGATTTGCCGCCTCTAGAATTTGTAGTAGCAGTAACGGCGCCTAATACTGAACCGCCGCCAATAGTTGTAGCACAAGTAAAAGATTGTGCAATCGTTCCTGCAACATTTCCTGCAGTTCCGCTAGTAATTAGATAATTAATAATAACTAAATTATTTCTAGTTAATTTTTTTCCAACCACTCCGTCGCCAAAATATATTTGATATCTTCCAATTGCAGTTTCTTCAAGAAAGAAAACTTCAGAAGTATCTGTTACATCTAAAGTATCTTCTGCAAGTGTATAAATTGTTTGTGCAGTATCTGTAAATGAATTTTGAACAATTACTTGTATTGTTGATGTATCAATATCATCATTTGGAATGATATATTTTTCTGCAGGACCCGGAACATCAACCGTATAAGTATACTGAATTGGTATTCCCTCAACCAATTCAACATCTGTAAAAGTATATGTTCCAGCTTTTGGTTGTATTGTTACAGATTTAAGATTAACAAATGTTAGTGTTGCATTATCAATTGTTGTGGTAAACGGAGTATATTTTTCTAAAGTTAAGAAATTTGGAGAATTTGTTGGAGCACTTACATCAAATGTTAATATTGCTCTTGCGCCTCGTGCAGAGACGGGAGTATAGCCCAAATGTTTTGCAATCGATACTGCAGACGATCTTTTTACTGCAGAATCCAAAAACATATCATTAATAACCATACTGGCCAAATACGCATTATAGTGAGTGTTGTACGATAATAGATCTAATAAAATTGATAGCCCAGATCCCTCAAAATCAAAATCTGTAAAGTATGGTGCCCCGTCATCTGCAGTATAGTTCTTTAAAAATTCTTTTAGATTTGTTTTTATTGTATCAAAATCTAACTCTGCGATTCTTAAATTTGCCATTATCTTACTCTATTAAGTGTTGTTGTTACTGTTACTGGATCTGAAACATTATTAATAGTAAAAGATATCTCTATACCAACTTCATTGCTATCGTAATTATCTACAATATTTACATTAGTTACAGTTGCTCTTGGTTCAAACTTTGAAATCGTATCTTTTATAGATTTTTGCAATGCAGATGTAGTACTAGGTCCTGCATTTTCAAACAATAAATTACTAACTTGGCTACCTATTTCGGGATGAAATGGTCGTTCATAATTCTTCGTTAATAACAGATTTTGTATAGACGTTTTAACGGCATCTATGTTCTTTAGAACTAGAATGTCTTTTGTATACGGATGCGGATTAAAAATCAGATTTAGGTCCGTAAATCGTCTAACGACTTTATTAATGGTGGCCATTTTAATATTTATTAAGAATTCGTTTTTCTAGATGCATTTAATTATAAATAATACCTTTTATTTATAGTAGTTTTACAAACAGATTTTTGGCTCCTGGGGAGGATGTACTGTGATTATACATTGTACCATATGGCATTGCAGATTTTGAACCGTCTTGGGCAGATGCAATATGAATCCAAGAAATTGTGCCGGAAGGTCGTGTGGCGTATTCTAGCAAAATTTGTTTATATGGCAAATTATCCGCAATCCATTTGGCAATAGAGTAATATTCAGAAAAAGAATGTCCGGGGAATTGCAAATCTGCAGCACTTCCCTTATTATGACTAGATCCGGTTCCTACCCTAAATCCGCTGGTGATTACAACATCTGAGTAATTTTCAAATATTGGATCTAGCATATTCACGGCAAGATGCTTTAGATTTCCAACAATATCCGCTTCAGACAATCCTTCTTGAGCTTGCAATTCAAACGACGTTGCTGTTGGTTTTGTAGTTAAATCTCCCAACGTATAATATTTTGATAGTTGTAAAGAATGGGGGAATTTAGAATATTTTTTAAATTCGGCAGTATCTACTGCCTTTGGTTCAATGTTTTTTGTAGAAGTACTGCTTTCTCCCTGCGACAATTCTACATTTGAATCAATTTCTCCCGTTGTTACCCTTTCTTTAGCCAGTGCATCTGCATCTGGTTCTAAACTATCACCTAAGAAAATACTTCCGGGAGCATCTGGTCTTATTAAATCTCCTGCATCTGCATTTGCAGAATATACTGTAACTTCTGTAGGTGTAGGGTATACTGGTAGTTTAGTACCTGCAACAGAAATTGATCCTCCGTGAGTCGTAATTGAGGTAGCATCAATTTGTGCAAGTAACCCGCCTTTGAAACTGGCAGTCGATGCACTACCAGATTGCAATGCCAAATCTCCGCTAGATTTTGCTGAGAATGTTCCGTCTTTTGCATTTATTGCAATGCTACTTCCTTGTATATTTACTGGCCCGTCACTTGTTAATTGTAAACTAGATTTGCCAGAAACAATAATATCTTCTGCTATTACTTGTACCGTTTTTGCAGATTGCACCAACGTAGATCCGTGACTTGTGACATTAAGCGCGCCGTTAACTTCAATATCTGCATTATTTTCAACTAATATTTTTGTTGCGCCGCCTACAGTTAAATTGTATGCTCCCTTAACGTAAACATAACCATTTCTATCACATACCTCGTAGTTATCTCCTACTACTTTTTTAACCATAGTTCCGTTTATATCAATTTCAATATAAGTACCTTTTTTATGGTATACGTGTATTCTTTCTGCATTTGGTGTATTATCAAATTCAACTACATGGCCAGCTTCAGTTTCTATTACTTGATTGCTAGGATATCTTGCGTTATATGCAGGAGTTGGTTCGCTCCAAGTAGAATTTGAACTTGCTTTTTTTACTCCTGTTTTTCTATTTTTAGATTTAACTGAAAAATATGCATGAGTTTTATCGGTTACCGCTAATTTATTTGTGTCGGGTTTGCCGTCATATTCTTTCTTAGGATAAAGCCTATTGGGATCAATAAATCCTTGTTGCTGCGATAAGATTGAACTGTTTAATGGACCTGTAGGATCAAAATTTGGGTTGCTTGCATTTGTTCCTTCATTTGTATTTGGATCGGGAGACCCTGTTATGGTACCCATCATTATAGGTTGTTGTTTTTCGTCGCCATCTAAAAACCAACCAACAACCCAAGTACCTTCAACCGGTCCTATAGGAGTGATACCTATACCAGAGGTACTTGCTGATGTTATAGGCGTCATTGCTAATGCCCATGGCAAATCTCTGGTAGGTAATATTGTAACATCCTCTGGATGATATCCTACAATCCTAACTCGACATCTGCCTAATTTTTCAGGATCATTTCTATCCTCAACAACACCAAACCACCAAATGAAGTTTGGATTTCCGTACATATTTTGCATATTAAATATAATCCCAATTAATTTCTGCGGGCTGCGAATCTCTAATAACTTCCATTGTAATCATATGTTTTGCAATATTAATTTTGTGATGGATTGAAGTTATTAAGTAATTGCCAGAATATTTTTGATCTAAGTGAGATGAAGTTATATCTTGTTCCCTTGCAGGAGAAACATCTGGAAAATCTATTGATATTGTTCTTCCTGCTTCTATATCTGTTCTACCATATATTGTTATATCTAATTTTAAGGAATTTAAATCTAACATATTTGATAAACGATTGCCGTAAATATTATTCATTTTTTCAGAATAATTATTAGCAATATAATTATGTATTCCGGGATGTACCGGATACACTCTTACATGACTATCAAAATTACGTATTACTGTATTCTCATTAAATATTGGTTTTGGATTTGATTTTACTATGTGAGTATACTTATTAAATTCTGTTACATGGTCATAATAAGTATTATTTCTTTTCTTATGTATCAAATCTACACCTATGAATTTGCTCGCAAAATATCCATTATCTAGATTTGAAAGATAATCAAAACTGTTAACAATATTAACAGACTGAATTAATCCCATTTTTTCAGATATATCATCAGTTCCTCGCATAACACTCGTGGCAGCATATTTATAATTGCCTATTGTATTTTGCAAATCAAATAATTTTTCTATACTACCAAAATAGAAAGATTTATTTGTTTCCCAGAATAAAAAATTGCATGATTTGCCAGATTTTGGTATTGATTTTTTAGATAACCAGTTAATACAATCAAAAGGCGTCCATCCAGGACTAACGAATTTAACATTATTTTCTGTTTCTGAAAAAATAACAACCGGTGTTTTATCTACTCCGGGAATAACTGCTCCAGATACATTCCCATTTTCAAATACTAAATTTCTAACAGTCTGTATATTTTCTGTAAATATTTTTTCTACAAGTACACTAATATCTCCAGAAAAAGC